TTCTGCCATCGATAGATCGTATGAAGCCTTGTTCCGCAACTTTCTTAATTGCTTCCAAGAGTGGACCCAATCCATCAACGGCTTCAATAAACGCTGATCTAATCTCTTTGCCCTTTTTTTTAGCTTTGGCGGTTGATAACTGTTGGTCATAACTATGTCCGATTTTTTGATCACCAGCTCCATACAGCATTGCGTATTGGACTGTTTTCACTTGTCGTCTTGAGATACCAATCTTGTCTGCGTTGACTTGGTGGATGTCATCCTCAAGTAATAACCTGGCGTATCTTCCTCCGTCATAACGAGCCAAGTAATGAGCGAGCATCCGCAGCTCAATCCCAGACAAATCAGCCCCGACCATAGTGAGACCTTCGCTCGGTATAAAGAGTCGTCTAAACCTTTCATCACTATTTACTTGGGCTAAATTTGGGTTTCTGTGGGCACAACGGTGCGTATTAGTTGCAACTGAACAATGGTGATGTATTCTTCCATTAGTCGTACATAGCTTCAGCCAAGCGTTCATGCCTTCCGAGATCTGACCAAGCATTTTCGTTACCGTCAAACATCTCAGAAACATCATAGAAATCTCTGACCCTATCTCCTTCAATATCACTTCGTCGATGATAGGTTTCCCAGTAGTTGTCATCTGGCTCGGAGTCCAGCCATAGAATGTTTGCAAGATCCATGAAATATGATCGCGAGAGGTTGGATTGAATTCTTTTAATCGAGTAAGGGTTGCACCCTTGACATATCCCTGTGTGCCATTATCTCGTTTCGGAGTGAATCCTCCTCCTCTGACGTAAGGATGTTTCCTTCGTAATAGCTCGTGAGTATCTTGAAGTTCTTGTCGGAGAGCCGATGCAAGTTTCCATGCAGCAGGTTCGTTAAATCTCCAGCCATGTATCTCCTGTTGAGTAAGTATTTCCTGAACTCTGTGCTCTAACGAGATCCATTCAGGTATGGTGTGAAGTGTTTCCAAAGTTTGGTGGTAACGTGTACATCTTGTATGCAATAATCTTCCATTTCTTGTGACCAATCTTTCCAATCAGTATCTTTGCCAAACTCTCCTTTATATTCACCTAATCGATAACCGTAGGATTCAAGAGAGTGTCTCCCATATAGTTTTAACGGCATATGATTCCAATTGTGCTTCTTATCTATCTTGATAATATCCGGGTGGTATAGCCTAGATAAAAGCAAAGTGTCAATAGAGCAACCAGGAGACTTAAACCAGCCGTATAACTTTTTAATAACAGGCAGATCGTAACCAATGATATTGTGCCCAATGATGAGATCAGCATCTTGAAGTCGTTGTATCCCACGTACGACAGGTTCTTGTGAACCCGTGTCGTTATATGTGATAGTTTTCTCTGTATTGAGATCATAAATAGCAAGGCAGTGGACGGTAGAAACATCTTTCAAAAGACCATCAGTTTCTAAATCAAATATCAAACTCACTTTCCAGTCCATACATAGGTCTTATCTACGAACTGTGCTCGCTTGATAGCCTCCGGTGAAGGTGGGTTGGGTTTACGTAATTTTGAAGATTGAAATTCTTCAATAGCAATACGAATAGGAATACCTTCTTTCTCAAAGTGTTTGTTCATTTCCTTGTATTCAGAAATCCGTTGATGGGTTAAATTCTTCTTTGGGTTCAGTTTCATTAAACTTACAAGTTTCTAGATCATACGTTAGTGTACAAGCTACGCCAGTTTCGCCTGAATAGCGATTTTTAAGGACTCTAACTGTCGTAGAACTTCCATCTTTGTCGGACTGTTGATCTCTCTCCAATCCAATAACGCTGTCGCTGAGTTGAGCGATAGCAGCAGATCCTCGCAATTGACCGAGGGTGACTCGTGCTCCTTCTTCATGATTTTTATCGCCTCCAGAGCGACGTAAGTGTGAGACAAGGAACAGGGCAATTCCAGTGCGTTCAACTAATGACCTTAGTTTGGTCATTGTTGTATCGATCATTCGTCGCTCGTCTCCATCAAGACCTGACAACAGGATTGATAAGTGATCGAGAAATATAACTCGACAATCTAAACCCTGAGCAAGATACTCAATACGACTATATATAACATCAGGATCGTAGGAGCCGAAGCCGTCAAAAAGATACAGGTTCCAATTAACCATCGTAGAATCAAACGCTTCCGTGAGTTCTTCATGAGTAGGTTCTCCTAAATGTAATGCTTTTCCTACAGCAGCAGACATCAAACCTAGGGATGTCCGTCTGGTGCTTTCCTCAAGAGCCAAGTATCCAACTCGTTCTCCTTTTTGAAGTAAAGAAGTTGCAAGTTCCCTACAGAAGCTGGACTTTCCGATACCGCTTCCCGCAGTGATCGTAACAAGCTCTCCATACCTAATCCCGTGTGTAAGTCTTTGTATTCCGTCAAATGGGTAATCATGATCATTAGGAGGATTAGGTGTGGTGATCTCTTCAAGAAGACTCTTGCCTTCTACAATTCCATCAGGTCTGTATGGTTTCTTTGCCCAGAATGCTTTGTCAATAGCAGCTCTATCATTAGCTTGAACAGCATCTGAGATGTCCTTATAAGCTTCTAATCTCGCGATGGAAACCTTGCCAGGTGGTAAGACACCAGCTGCTGCTTTAGCCGCCTCAGAGCCCGGATTATCATTGTCAAACCAAAGGATAATACTGTCGTAACCTTGGAGAAATTCATAGTTCTTTTGAACTGCTTTCTTTGCTCCGGCTGCTCCAGTTGGTAACGAGACCACATCCCATGTGGGATATAGTTCGGCATAGCTTGCAGCATCAAGCTCGCCTTCAGTAATGATAATTTGTCTACCGTGTCCTTTCCAGAGATGTTGTCCGAAGAATGATCCATCTGTATCTCCTTCATAAGAAAAGATTTTGTTAGTAGTTCTGACTTTTGCTCCAATTACCTGACCATCAGAGTTGTGGTAATGAAACCTAAGAGTGTTGCTATCCTTATATATCTTGAACCTTTCGCAAGTCTTTTCGGAGATCTTACGTTTAGGTAGATAGACAGCTTCACCCTTGTAGTGGGTGGTCATAACGGGTTTTTTAGTAACAACAGAATCTTTGCCAGGCGACCATTCCTGACAAACAAAACAAAAAGTGTGCTCATCTGTATAGACAGCTAAGCCGTCAGATGAGCCACAACTAGGACATGCTTCATGTCGTATAAATTCAGAGGAACCATTCTCCTGGAATGTTCCCGAAGCTGGTCCATGGTATTTCATTTTTCTCGCACCATTGTGCGTATGTAGTCTTAGATTTTTTACTAATGGTATTAAAGGGTGCTTGGAAGACCATCCTTAAATTAATCTCTGGATGTTGCTGTTTGACGGCTTTAATCTTGCGACGATCAGCCGCATCCCAGTACCCTTTGCACTCAAGATAGACGCCATTAGGCAATAGAAAATCAGGAGTGTATATATGTTCAATTTGATAGGGAATCTTTTTTGTTTCATATTCATAATCAATTCCCAAATCAACCATTAGATCAGCGACTTTTTCTTCAAGTCCTGATCGGAAAGCCATTACCAGATACCTGGAATAATCTGACCAGTCAGTGCATAAGCACCAATTGCAGCAATGACACCAATCATTGCCATTCGTCCGTTCAGCCTTTCAGCTTTTTCATTGTGTGTTTCCATCACGTCCATAATTTCCATTGGTGGTTCTTTTGCAAAAATGTTCAAGCGTCCTTGATCTTCAGAAGTCGTCGTCATCTGACTCCTCACTAGTAGTTACATTAGGATCACTAGCTTTATATCCTTGTGTGTTGCCAAACAATGCGGCAACGTCATCTGTACTCATGTCTCCTGTATCAACTCCTGCTTCAGAGTTGAGAGACACAATTTGCACACCCACAAGTTTAAGTGAAGTGCCATAAGTAGTGCCATCCTTGAGAATGTATGGCTTCTGATAGAACGCGACCTTGACCTTTGACCCAGAATATAGAGGTGTTGCCTCGTCTGTAACTGGAGTTCCTTCAGTGTCAACAATAGGTGGCTTGTTGGTCTCATTCCAGGAGAACTTGACCTTGTATTGTCCATTAGCTACCTCCTCCCATGGCTCAGGTTTACATACACTGCGCTTAGGGTTCTTTAGTTTGGATTCAGCCCA